TCGAAGGCGACGAGAACCAAGCCGACACAGTGCGAGCGTTCTACCGCCACACCGGATATCTCCTGAAACAAGACGGGATCGCATTCATCAGGATCGACCACGCCGGTAAAGACCTCGATAAAGGACAGCGTGGCACCTCCGCAAAGAACGACGACGTGGATATCGTCTGGCAGATGACACGCAAGACCGGCAACGTCTACCAGATGAAAACACGCAAGGCACGTATGGGTTGGGTACCAGCACAGTTCGAACTGGAGATGGACGACCAACCGATCCGCTACACCCTGCACCACGAACGACAGCCACAGCAGATCGAGGTCGAGCCGGTGCTCGCCGCATTCGAGCGTTACGGGATCGACAGCAGCCTGGGCGAACGGAAGGTAGCACAAGCCCTCCGAGATCGAGGTGAGAAGATCTCCAACCACGTGATCCGACAAGCGATCAAAGTGCACCGCCAACGGTCAGCCGAAGACGACCTCGGCAAATATCTAATCTAGGAGGAACCATGGAAGCCACCATCTATCGAGGAGACGTACTCGACCGGATCGGCGAGATCGCCGACCAGACAGTACAATGCTGTCTCACCAGCCCACCCTACTGGGGACTGCGAGACTACGGACACGACGGACAACTCGGACTCGAAACCACACCCGAAGCCTACGTCGACAACCTCGTAACCGTGTTCCGAGAAGTGCGCAGGATCATGAAAGACGACGGTGTGTTGTGGCTCAACCTCGGCGACAGTTACGCAGGGAACAACAGCCGAGGATCGAACAACTGTCGAGCCGGATACGGCAACGAGAGAGAAGGGATCTTCAACCGCACAGGCGAAGGACTCAAACCGAAAGACCTCGTAGGTATCCCCTGGCGAGTCGCACTGGCACTGCAGCAAGATGGCTGGTGGCTCCGACAGGACATCATCTGGCATAAAACCAACCCACTACCCGAATCTGTCACCGACCGGTGCACCAAAGCGCACGAGTATCTGTTCATGTTGACCAAACGAGACCGGTATTACTTCGATCACGAGGCGATCAAAGAACCAGCGCACGAAGGGACACGCAATCGACGATCGGTGTGGACAGTGCCAGTGAAACCGTTTAGAGGTGCACACTTCGCAGTGATGCCAGAAGCCCTCTGCGAGCCACCGATCCTGGCCACCAGTCGACCAGGTGATGTCGTGTTCGATCCATTCACCGGCTCCGGTACAGTCGCCACCATCGCACTGCGCCACGAGCGGAACTACCTCGGTGTCGAACTGAACCCCGAGTACATCGAAATCGCCCGACAGCGGATCGAACAGGACCAGCCCCTGCTGAACAGCGTAATGGTGCTCTAATACCCCTCAATACCTGCCAATACCCGACCTCGGCCAGCCGAGCGATATTCAATATCTCGCTCATACCCCTCAATACCTGCCAATACCCGACCTCGGCCAGCCGAGCGATATTCAATATCTCGCTCATACCCATCAATACCTGCCAATACCCGACCTCGGCCAGCCGAGCGATATTCAATATCGACCAGCAGGTATTAGAGTGGCAGCAACCAACCGCCGGCGGATGTTTGCACAGTGCAAGAACTCGAGCGTGTGACACACGTCACATCGACAAACATTGACAGTGTATCACAAGTGTGATAAACTAGAGATATGGAGATGAACACAACACACACCATCAAGATTCCCAAGATGTTTTGGGACGACCACCTGCAGCGAGACTGCGTAGACCACCCATACGAGGTGCGAGAACTGACCAAGCACTTCGTGATCACACTCACCGAACTCGACCTCATGGACCTGCTCGATGACGCACACCACCACGCCACCGAGCCAGACCTCGACTGGGACATGATGCCACTGAAGTCGAGCGCACGAGCCACCAGAGATGCGATCTTCAAGCAGATCGGCAAAGACCAACTTGCAGCGATGTGGATCAAACACGACGCATGGAAGCCTGCAGCCAGATTCCTCGGCCTGCCCATCGACCAGTACATCACCAAGGAGGACTGAACCATGACCACTTACACCGATCGGAATCGCAACCCACTGTGGGTGCTCGTCGGAGCACGAGGATGTCACTCATACCACCTCACCTCAGACACTCGTGCAGCACAGTTCGAGTACGACACCACCGACAGCAGACCCGACATCGAGTTCACATCCCTCTGTGGCAAAACCATCACCCACACCATCGTGCAGCCGAACACCACCAAACCCACCAACCTCTGCAAGAACTGCGCCAAGCGAGCCACCCAGGAGGGGATGTGACACACGACACCCTGTCAGGGCTTGTCAATGCTTGCGCTCGTATCACAGGTGTGATAAACTAGAGACATGACAACGAACACCAACACCCAGCCCACCATCATCGAGCGACTCGCCAACATGGTCAGCAACCACACCACCGAGCAACTCGCCGAAATGATCACCGAGATCGAAACCCTCGACCTCACCGAAGGCAAAGACGAAAACCGCACCCTCGTCAAGTTCGCCATCTACGAAGTCATCGAACAGCGCAACCCAGGCATCGCCACCATCCTCGACACCTGGTGCAGCGACGACAACGACGATCGCACCTACAGCCAGATGGTCATCGACGCACTCGCCCAACTCGACACCACCAACTGAAAGGAACCAGACCAATGGGAATCAACCACGACCACATCAAGATCGGAACAGTCGTCATGTACGACGGACAGATCGACGCAACCTACGCAGTCATCGGCATCGACCGTACCAACCAATGGAACCCCTACCGGCTGCTCGACACCACAGACTTCACCATCACCACCAGCGACATGAACCAACCACGCTGGGAAATCATCGCCAACTGAAAGGAACCAGACCAATGACAACCACCATCACCGCACCCATCGAGATCGAAAACATCCTCGAAGCCATCTGCTACGCAGGAGCCTCCTACACCTACCCACACTACCTCGACTGGGAAGAACTCACCATCGAAGGACAGCCAGCCTGCAAGATCACCATCGAAAACCTCGCAGGCCACCCACAGTCAGCCATCTTCACCGAACAGAGCCTCGCCACCACCATCACCGACATCATCGCCCGACGACTGCCACGATCAACCGACATCGTAACCGCCCTCATGCGAGACGACTTCGATGCAGAACTCGCCGACGTGATCATCCAATACACCATCCTCGACGACATCGTTTGGGGATAAACGAACTGCGCCGCGGCGCATATCTCAACCCCAACCACACCGAGTGCGCCGCCAACACCAGCGGCGCACTCGACTGTGTGTTACCGCCATCCCAAAACCGACCACACACAACTGCGCCGCGGCGCAATCGCGGCGCAAGCGGCGCAGTTCAGCAGTCAACGCGCCGCGGCGCGCGCCCGTACGGAGTACGGCGCACCCGCACGCAGACCCACCACGGCACACCCCTGGTATACTCTAATCATGGCCCAAGGGAGACACGGCAGCAGATGGCGACGAACCCGAGCGCAAGTGCTCGCCGCCTCCGACCTTTGCTGGATCTGCGGACATCGAGGAGCCGACACCGTAGACCATATAGTACCCCTATCTATAGGAGGGGATCCCCTCGACCTCACCAACCTGCGACCAGCGCACCACTCGTGCAACAGCAGACGGGGGAATAGAATCCCCTCCCCACCACCCAACACCAGTAGATACTGGTAGGTACATCCCCACCGACACTCACCCACCACCGCTAGCAGGCAGAGATGGGGATCTATGGGTAATGTTCTTTTCTGACGAGGCCGACGGACACCCCGCCCCCCCTAGTTCCTGTTCCTCTCTCCCCGAGACCAATGGGGAAGTATCTCCGTGGCTTTCCTTTGCACGATGCGCCATTCGTGCTATGCTAGGGCCACGATGTCAAGAGAAGCCAAAAGAGAGCCAGAGAAGGGCCAAGGAGAGCCTGCGAAGGGCAAGCCTGCGCCGAAAAGCACCGGATCGAAGCCGAAAACAGTCAAACGGCCACCGGCAGCAGATCGAGGAGCGATGGAGACAGCGGTGGCCAGCAACCTCGACCGGTTGCGTCGAGCCGACGCTATCAACCCTGACAGGGAAGCCCTCTGCGAACTGGCACTCACACTCGCACGCACCCTCGACGATGGTGCAGGCATGGCGGTGGCCGCAGTCGCCCGAGAACTGCGTGCTACACTCGACGCATTGGTACGCTCGGAGGCTCCCATCGATGACGACATCTCTAGGTTCATCACTGCACTGTCCACCCCGATACGGGACACCACGCAGCAATAGACCCACACTCGGCGGTCGAGTCGCCGACATCGCCAGGATGCTCGGCACTGAACTCATGCCATGGCAACAGTACGTCGCCGATGTCGCACTCGAAATCAACCCGACCACCGGCAGGCTCCAATATCGTGAGATCATCCTCACCGTCCCACGCCAGTCAGGTAAGACGACACTGCTACTGTCGGTGATGGTGCACCGTGCGCTCGGTTTCGGCGAACGGCAGAAGGTGGTCTACACCGCCCAAACACGAAACGACGCTCGTCGGAAGTGGGAAGACGAACATCTTGTGATACTCGAGCAGTCGCCGCTGGCGAGGCTGTTCGACGTGCGAAAGACGAACGGCTCCGAAGCGATCAAGTGGCACAACGGATCGAGCCATTCGATCACCTCGACGACGGAGAAGGCAGGCCACGGCGATACAGTCGATCTCGGTGTGATCGACGAAGCGTTCGCCCAGATCGACGACCGGTTAGAGCAGGCGTTCAAACCAGCGATGATCACTCGACCTCAACCGCAACTGTGGGTGGTGTCGACAGCCGGTACCAACGAATCGGTCTACCTGAACCACAAGGTCGATATGGGTAGACAGCAGTTCAGCAACATCGACGGTGCGATCGCCTACTTCGAGTGGAGCGCAGATCCTGACGATGATCCAGCCGATCCCGACACCTGGTTGTCTTGTATGCCAGCCCTCGGCCATACGATCTCAGTCGAGGCGATCGCCGCTGACCGGCAGTCGATGAAGCCAGCCGACTTCCGACGAGCGTACCTGAACCTGCGTTACGAGGGAACGACGTTCGAGCCGGTGATCCCACCAGAGTCGTGGCTCGGCTGTTTGAACCGTGCCAGTGAACCTGGAGACGAGGTGGTGTTCGCTGTGGATTGCGCACCTGACCGGTCGATGTCGTCAATAGCGGTATGTGGGACGAATCGAGATGGCCGATATCATATCGAGATCGTGGACAGCAGGAAGGGTACCGGCTGGGTGGTCGATCGGCTGATCGAGTTACATGAGAAGTGGAAACCGAAAGCGTTGATCCTCGACACGGCTGGTGCGGCAGGTTCGTTCCTCCCTCAGTTGGTGGAGCGTGGTATCGAGGTGGAGACGTTCGGCGCACGACAGGTGGCCGCTGGGTGTGGTGCTTTGTTCGACGCTGTGATGAACAGCCAACTGGCGCACCGTGGGCAGGATACGCTCGACGCTGCGGTGGCTGGTGCTCGGAAACGACCGTTGGGTGACGCTTGGGCATGGCATCGTCGAGATGTGTCGGTTGATATCTCACCGCTGGTTGCGTCGACGTTAGCGTTCTGGGGTTTCCGTACGTGGCAAAGCGAGAAGGCAACCTCGCAGAGTAAGATTCCGAGTATCATCGATCCTTGGAGTGCAGATGCGTGAGAAGTTGACAACAGCAACGGAACTGACCGGTGGTGTGCTACTGTGTACTGGTATGGCCATGGTGTGGCCACCGCTCGGTTTCATCGTCGGCGGTGCGCTACTGATTAGTGTTGGGTGGTTACTGAGCAGATGAGCATACTGGCGAGGATCTCGAAGCGGAACGTAGCACCCCTGCAGCAGACTGGGTTCGGTACCCTCACCAACTGGTCTGGTGAGATCGTCAATGAGGACACAGCACTGCAGGTGTCATCGGTGATGGCGTGTGTTGGGATCATCGCCGACAGTGTGGCCGCTCTACCTCTCCATGCTGTGCGCAACGTCGGTGGGCGTACTGTTCCGATCGCTCTGCCTCGTGTGTTCGCAAACCCAGGACCGACTGTCACACCGTACGAGTTGGTGCACCAGACGGTGACATCGCTCGCTCTCTACGGTAACGCCTACCTCTATGTCGACTATTCTGGTGGTGAGCCGATCGCACTAACTCCGCTCCATCCGAACAATGTCGAGGTGAGCGCACCTGACTTCCGAGGTCGACGGTACAATGTGGCTGGTGCGGAGATCGATCCCGATCGGATCGTCCACATCCGCTGGTGGACACCACCGCAAGCGTTGGTCGGTTTGTCTCCGGTGCAGGAGCAGAAAACGACGATCGGTTTGGCTTTGGCGATGGAACGTCATCTCGCACAGTTCTATGGTGAGGGTGCTACTCCGTCGTCGGTGTTGGAGACAGACAGCGATCTCACGTCGGAGCAGGCACGCACTCTCCGTGAGACGTGGACTGCGCAACACAACCGCAACCGGAAACCGGCGGTGTTGACCAACGGCATGAAGTGGAAGCCGATCACCGTATCGGCGGCTGACATGGAGTTGAACGCCAGTCGTGAGTTGCAGATCGCTCAGATCGCTCGGATCTTCCGAGTGCCTGCCTATATGATCGGCGCACGAGGCGACAGCCAGACATATCAGAACGCTGAGATGTCAGGTCAGCACTTCTTGACGTACACTCTGCTACCGTGGATCACCAGGATCGAGGAGCAGTTCAGTGCTCTACTGCCGAGGCCACAGCGAGTGTCATTCGACACTGAGGCTCTGCTACGTGCAGATACGTTGACTCGATTCCGAGCACATCAGATCGCAATCTCCACCGGTATTCGTACACCGAACGAGGCTCGGGAGATGGAGAACCTCGAACCGTACGAGGGTGGTGACGAGTTTGTGATGGCTCTACCTGGTTCGGTTGTTGCTGGGCCACTCGACCCACCGCCCGTAGGTATTGATGCGGAGCCACCGCTGTAATGCCGTACACTGTGATCGACAATGCCGAAGGCTGTTCGGGCTACGCTGTGGTGAAAGAAGGTGAAACCACACCTGTACCTGGTGGATGTCACGAGACGAAACAGGACGCTATCGATCACATGGTTGCGTTGGAGATCGCCACCGAAGATGAGCAACGTGCAGACTCGTACGCTCCCACCGATGGGATGGTCGATGAGGCGAAACGTGGTTTAGCGTGGCGAGCCGAGTTCGGTCGAGGTGGCACTGCAGTCGGTGTCGCACGTGCACGAGATATCGCTAACCGTCGCAACCTGTCGCTCGACACGGTGAAGCGTATGCGAAGTTACTTCGCTCGACATGAGATCGACAAAGACGCAGAAGGGTTCCGACCTGGTGAGGATGGCTATCCGTCTGCTGGTCGGATCGCTTGGGCATTGTGGGGAGGAGACGCAGGTCAGGCGTGGTCTGCTAGTATCTTAGAGAAAGAAGGACAGCGTACAGACATGGAAACAGAACAGGAAAACACACCACGCTCTGTCGTCTATCCTGTCGAAGGACGACGGATCAACGGACGTGATGTCGAGTTTCGAGAGATGCCAGTCACGATCGACTCGGTGGACGAAACCGCCAGCGGTGACCAGCCGATGACCTTCCGTGGCTATGCTGCTGTGTTCGACAGTCCATCGGAGCCGTTGCCTTTCATCGAGACGATCGCACCTGGTGCATTCAAACGGTCGCTCAACAGCGGACGAGAAGTGCGGATGTTTATCAACCACAACAGCGACCAGGTGTTGGCCTCGACACGCTCCGGCACACTGCAACTGATCGAAGACGAGCGTGGTCTGTACGTCGAGGCTGAACTGCCACCAACCACCTATGGTCGTGACCTGTCGGTGATGATGCAACGTGGCGATGTCCACTCGATGTCGTTCGGATTCTCCGTACCGACCGGTGGTGACTCGTGGTCAGATGATGGTCAGAGTCGTGAACTGCGAGAAGTGATCCTCCACGAGGTGAGCGTAGTTACCGGTTTCCCTGCGTACCCTGCGACCAACGGTGCGAGTGTACGCAACGAGAGCGAAGTCGAAGAGCAACGTGACGACGAAAGCGCAGATGTGGCACAGGATGCTAGTCTGCCTTTGAGTATCGCACAGCGTCTGTTCGATCTCAACGCAAAGCGGCCAAACCGCTGAGCACACAAGCAGTCCGGAACTAAGCCACTCGGAGCCTCGGCCACCACTGGCATGTCACCACCTGCTACCCACAAACACACCAACCACTCAGAAGGAGTAAACAAGATGAGCGACTTCATCAAAGTGCTCTCCGAGGAGCGTGCACGTGCATGGGAGCAGGCCAAGGAACTGCTCGACACGGCTGCTGCGGAGAAGCGTGACCTGACCTCGGAAGAGGCCGAAACTTTCGATCGGATCAACGCCGATCTCGATGTCAAGGACCAGCGGATCAAGACGATCCAGGAAGCCGAACAGCGTGCACAGGCCATCGAGGCCGACCGTCGCACTGTCGGAGTTCCGGCTGATCTCGGTGGCGAGAGCCGCACTGTCGAGAACGACGACGACAGCACTGTTCGTCGTCTGTTGAGCGGTGAGATCCGTTCGGCGAAGTTCGAGAAGCGTGCGATCACCAAGTCGTCGGCCACGATGGTTCCGACCTCGGTGTACAACCGCATCGTCGAGCACCTCGTGCAGGGCAACGTCGTGCGTGGTCTCTCCACGGTTCTCACGACCAACAGTGGCGAGTCGATCGCCATCCCCAAGAGCACCGCATTCTCCACAGCCTCGATCGTGGGCGAAGGCTCGCAGGCATCGCCCTCGGACCCGACGCTCGCCACGACGACGCTCGGAGCGTACAAGTACGTCGTGCTCGTGCAGATGTCCAACGAACTGGCGCAGGATGCGTCGGTCGATGTCGCCGGATTCTTGGCTCGCCAAGCCGGTATCGCCATCGGTGTCGCCACTCGTGGTCACATGACCACTGGTGACGGATCGAGCAAGCCGTACGGTATCGTCACCCGTTCGTCGGCTGGCGTGACCGGTGGAACCGGAGTCACTGGTGCATTCACCGCTGACAACCTCATCGACCTGCGTTACTCCGTGAACTCGGTGTACACCACGCAGCCTGGGAATGGTTTCATGATGAACAGCACCGCCATGGCCGCTGCTCGCAAGTTGAAGGACCAGCAGGACCAGTACCTGTTCGCTCCTGGCTTGAACGGCGACCCCGACATGCTGCTCGGATTCCCCGTCCACATCAACGACTCGATGGCCAACCCTGCGCTGTCGGCCAAGTCGGTGCTGTTCGGACACATCCCGTCGTACTTCATCCGTGAAGTCAACGGCATCGAAGTGGCTGTCTCGGATGACTTCGCATTCGACTACTCGGTGCGCACCTTCCGTGTGACGCTCCGTACCGACGGCGATCTCGTCGACCAGACCGGTGCTGTGAAGCACTTCGTCGGCGGCGCATCCTGATCAACCCCTGAGAGTAGAGCCACCAGCA